TCATCTTTGATGAGATCCATGTACAGCCAAACAGACAGCTGTATGACGTTCTCACCAAAGGTACATCAGATGCACGAGCCAATCCACTACACTTCATTATCACCACTGCCGGAAATAACAGAAACTCAATAGCCTACGAACTACATCAGAAAGCAGTTGACATACTGGAAGGCAGAAAGGTTGACCCGACATTCTACCCGGTTGTGTACAGCTTGCCCGACGATGCCGATTGGACACTGGAAGAAAACTGGTATAAGGCTAACCCATCACTCGGATACACGATTGACATCGAGCGTGTCCGTGATGCTTTCCGCGAAGCCCAGCAAAATCCAGCTGACGAAATCACATTCAGATGGCTACGTCTAAACCAATGGATATCCACCACAACACGATGGATGCCGATGGACAAATGGGACAAGTGCAGTTTTGCTGTAGATCTGGAAGAACTGGAAGGCCGTGAATGCTATGCGGGCCTTGACCTTTCCAGTACAACGGACATCACGGCATTTGTGCTTGTGTTTCCGCCGCAAGACGAAGATGACAAATTTGCAATACTTCCCTACTTTTGGATACCCGAAGAGAGGGTGCATGAAAGAGTTATGCACGATCATGTACCTTATGATGTTTGGGAAAAAGCAGGGGAGTTTTTTACTACTGAGGGGAATGTAATCCACTACGGATTCATTGAAAAATTTATCGAAGAACTGGGCGAAAAATACCACATTCTGGAAATAGCTTTTGACCGATGGGGAGCGACCCAAATGGTGCAGGACTTAGAGGGTATGGGGTTTGATGTTATCCCGTTTGGTCAAGGCTTCAAGGACATGAGTCCGCCGACAAAAGAGCTGATGAAGCTGGTGCTGGAAGAAAAGATAGCACATGGCGGAAACGTAGTCCTTCGGTGGATGATAGGCAATGCGGTTTCTGAGCAAGATCCTGCCGGGAACATTAAGCTATCCAAAAAGAAATCCACCGAAAAGATTGATGGTGTTATCGCTATGATCATGGGACTTGACCGAGCAATCAGAAGGGCGAACGAACCGAAAGGTTCCGTCTATGATGAGCGAGGTCTTGTTGTGTTTTAAGAGAGGATAGGTGATTGGAATGGGAATATTTGACGGACTTTTCCGTAACAAAGATAAGCCTGCTGTTGTGAAGAACAGCACAGCGGGAAGTCCATATAGCTTCTTTATCGGGACTTCTTCGAGCGGAAAGAGAGTCACGGAGCGATCGGCCATGCAGCTGACCGCCGTTTACTGCTGTGTGCGTATCCTAGCGGAAGCAATAGCGGGTCTGCCGTTGCAGTTTTACAAGTACGGTCCAGGCGGTAGCAAGATCAAGGCCGTTGACCATCCGCTGTACTTCTTGCTGCATGATGAGCCGAACCCTGAAATGACCAGTTTTGTGTTTCGGGAAACGCTAATGACGCATCTGCTGTTATGGGGGAACGCATATGCTCAGATCATCCGCAATGGCAAAGGAGAAGTCACTGCGATCTATCCGCTTATGCCGGACCGCATGAAGGTGGACCGAGACGAATACGGTCAGCTCTATTACGAATACACAGTCTATACCGGCGACGATGTTGCGGGGAGATCAAAAACAGATTCGGCTTTTCAGATCGTTCGCCTGTCTCCGCATGATGTGCTGCATATTCCGGGTCTGGGCTTTGACGGCCTTGCCGGATATTCGCCGATCGCTATGGCCAAGAATGCACTGGGCCTTGCGATGGCTACAGAAGAATATGGAAGTGCTTTTTTCAAAAACGGTGCGGCTCCTTCGGCCGTGCTGGAACATCCTGGCACACTTAAAGATCCATCAAGAGTACGCGAATCATGGAACGCGACTTTTGGTGGATCTTCTAATTCCGGGAAAATTGCCGTCCTGGAAGAGGGCATGAAGTACACGCCGATTTCCATTGCTCCCGAGCAGGCTCAATTCCTCGAGACCAGGAAATTCCAGATTGATGAAATTGCGAGGATCTTCCGAATACCGCCGCACATGATCGGGGACTTGGAACGTGCGACCTTCAGCAATATCGAATTTCAGAGCATTGAGTTCGTCAAGTACACGCTGGATCCGTGGGTGAACCGTTGGGAACAGAACCTGAAAAGGGCTTTGCTCACAAAAGATGAAAAGATGCATTACTTCTTCGTTCTTAACGTCGATGGGCTGATGCGCGGTGACTATAAGAGCCGTATGGAAGGCTACGCGATCGGAGTAAACAACGGTTTCATGTCTCCGAATGACGTCCGCTCGCTCGAGAACATGGACAAGATCCCTGAAGAGATGGGCGGTGACTTGTACATGGTCAACGGCAATATGGTTCCGCTCAAAGATGCAGGCGCGGCATACGCCGACAAAATAACAGAAGGAGGTGAGAGCGGAAATGGCTAATAAGAAGTTTTGGAATTGGATAACAAGAAAAGCAACGGATGAAGCACCGGAAGAAAGGGTGCTTGTACTGAACGGAGTTATAGCGGAGTCATCTTGGTTCGATGATGAGGTAACACCGGAAGACTTCCGCAAAGACCTAAACGCAGGCTCCGGAGACATCACGGTTTGGATCAACTCACCCGGCGGTGACTGCGTAGCTGCTGCACAGATCTACAACATGCTGATGGAGTACAAGGGCAATGTGACCATCAAGATCGACGGCATTGCGGCCAGTGCGGCATCAGTCATTGCCATGGCAGGGACGAAGGTGCTGATGAGCCCCGTCTCCATGATGATGATCCATAACCCAAGCACTATTGCATGGGGAGACAAAGACGAATTGAAACGCGCGATCCAGATGCTTTCGGAAGTCAAAGAATCCATCATGAACGCTTATGAGATCAAGACAGGACTTGAACGGAATAAGCTGTCAAATCTGATGGACGCTGAAACATGGATGAATGCCAACAAGGCCGTTGAGCTGGGCTTCGCTGACGGAATCTTGGAGCGTGCGAGTGTTGATGACTTTGCAATGCCGTCCGCGAGCATGATGTGTTCGGCGGCGGAAGTCACCAACAGTCTGATGGGCAAGATCGCAGAGAAATGCAAGATCGAAAAGCCCGATAAAAAAGTTGAACCCGGGAGGAAAGCGGAAGATCTCCGCAAACGTCTCGATGAAATCAAAAAATTTATCTGATAGGAGGATAAGATCTATGGCAACGATTAGAGAACTTATTGAGAAACGTGCCCGCGTTTGGGAAAATGCGAAGGAATTTGTAAACACTCATGAGGACCAGAACGGGAACCTCTCCGCTGAAGACACCGCTACGTATGAGCGGATGGACAAGGAGATCACCGATCTGACCGCAGCCATCAACCGCAAGCAGGCTATGGAGGACCGCGACACAGACCTTAATCAGCCGACCAGCCAGCCGCTGACCGGAAGGCCGGCAACACCGACTCCCGATGATAAGACCGGCAGAGCATCCAAGGCTTACGCAGAGGACTTCGGTTCCATGCTTCGCGGCAAACGTCCGGTTAATAACGTTCTTTCCGAAGGCGTACTTGCAGATGGCGGCTATCTTGTGCCGGAAGAGTTTGAGCGTCAGATCATCACAGGACTGGATGAGTACAACGTGATTCGTGGCCTTGCAAACGTCATTAAGACCGATGCGGAGCGCAAGATTCCGGTAGCCGCTACTCATTCCGTAGCCGCATGGAAAGCTGAGAATGCCGCATACGCTGAGAGCAATCCGACTTTCGATCAGAAGACTCTGGATGCTTTCAAGCTGACCGATCTTATCAAGGTTTCCATCGAACTGCTCCAGGATTCCGCGTTCAACCTTGAGGCGTACATCGCAAACGAGTTTGCCCGTGCATTCGGTGCGGCTGAGGAGGAAGCATTCTGCGTTGGTACCGGCACAGGTCAGCCGACAGGTATCTTTACCGCAGACGGCGGCACCGTAGGCGTTACCACGGCGAACGCAACAAAGCTGGATTCCGATGAGGTCATCAGCCTTGTTTACTCTCTGAAAGCTCCGTACAGAAGAAATGCCGCATTCCTCATGAATGATGAGACCGTGGGTATCATCCGCAAGCTGAAAGACCAGAACCTTGCATATCTGTGGCAGCCGTCCATGCAGGCAGGTCAGCCGGACAAACTGCTTGGTTACGATCTTCACACCACTCCGTATGCACCGAAGTATGCAGCAGGCGCACTGGCAATTGCTTTTGGTGATTTCCACAACTACTGGATTGCAGACCGCATGGGTATCACCGTACAGAGACTCAACGAGCTGTACAGCACCAACGGACAGGTTGGCTTCATTGCAACAGAGCGTGTTGACGGTAAGGTTATCCTTCCGGAAGGCATCATGCTGCTGAAAGGCAAAGCGGCCTGATAGGGAATAACAGGGGGCGGTGGGGCAACTCACTGCCCTTTTGATTGAGAGGTGATATTTATGATTAACCTCAAAGATGCAAAAGCGTATCTTCGTGTCGATAGTGGGGACGAAGATGAAGTGATTAAGGGCATGCTTAAACAGGCTCGGGGACTGGTTGCGGATGTGGCCAGGATGGAACCGGATGAGGTGGAAGATACCACGGTCGGAAAGCAGGCGGTCTA